CGCCTTCGGTGTTGAGGTAGACGGTGGCGGTTTTGACGCCTTGGCGAAGTGCTTCATCTATTTCATAGCGGAGGTCGTCGGCAGTCCATCCGAAGTAGATGCGCCCTGTGATGCGGAGCTCTAAGGCATCGGCGTTGATATGTGCGATTAGGTTTTTCACGATTGTTGTTTTTGACGGTGCAAAGTTGCGACAAGTGGGGATTGTGAGCAAATAGCTGTCCCAAATTGGGCAGTGATTTACACTCAATTTGGGTGTGATTTACTGCCTAATTTGGGACGGGAATTTTAAGGGGTGGTGTGGTGGGAGTACCTTTGCGGCAAAGTTTTAAGAATATTATGGCACGGAGTGTAGAAGAAATAGAAAATGAGATTTATAAGGCTAAGGAGAATGAGGGGGCACTTGTGGAGCTTAACAGCACTTCGAAGGTGGCTGTGTGGCGCTTGTGGGTGTATATCATTGCTTTTGTGATACAGAGCCTTGAGAAGTCGTTTGAGTTGCACAAGGCGGATATAGATGAGCGGCTCAGTAGGCTTAAGCCTCATACAGCGCGCTGGTATCGGGAGAAGGCGCTGGCTTTTCAATATGGGTTTAACTTGCTGGCAGAAAGTGATCTTTTTGATAATAGGGGGAAGAGTGAGGAGCAGATTGCTGCCTCGAAGGTGGTAAAATACGCTGCTGTAACGGAGGGTGAAGGTGCTACACGCTTGATTGTGAAGATAGCGGGGGAAAAGGATGGGAAGCTCTCACAGCTGAGTAGTGATGTTGAAAAATCGTTTGGTGCGTATATGGCTCGGATTAAGGATGCTGGGGTGCCTGTGACGGTGATTAATTATTTGCCTGACCAGTTAAAACTGCATCTTGAGATTGTGCGCGATGCTTTGGTGCTTGATAAGAATGGTACTGATATCACCTCAGGGGAGAAGCCTGTAAGGGATGCTATTGAGGAGTTTATGAAGGAGTTGCCTTTTGATGGTGAGCTTTCGGTGCAGAAGTTGGTGGATAAGATACAGGGTGCTCGTGGAGTGATGGATGTAGCGCTTAAAGAGGTGCAGACGCGTTGGATTGACCCTGTTAAAGGTTCGTATGGGGACTGGGAGAGTATCAATATTATAAAGGTGCCTGAGAGTGGGTATTTTGCAGTGTACTTGGGAGAGGATGACCCTGTGGAGGTACGCTCGTCTGTAAGGTATATACTTAAATCGGAGTTATGATGATAGATAAGATTATAAAGTATTCGGCTCAGAGGTTGGGTATAGGGCAGCTACCTACTTTTTTGCGCAAACGCAAGATGGTGGCTTGGCTGAGGAGTTTGTTGCAGCCTTTGGAGAGCTTACACGGCTCTTTTATTACGGAGCGTGCTGATGCACTTTATAGGCTTAGCCACAATGGACAGGTGTGTTACCTTGAGAAAGTGCTTAATGATAAATACGACCCTGAGCGGAAGCGTATCTACATCACTGATGGTAATAAGCACAGTCGTACTTATATATACACACGTGCAGAACAGCGCCCTAAATACTTGGGGAAGCTATTTTTGCAGCTCAGAGATGCTTATGCAGATACAGGGGTGGATTTTATTGTGAAGGTGCCACAGGAGCTTTACAAAGAGAATGATTATGAGAAAATGGCGCTGATTGATTACTACCGCTTAGCATCAAAGAGATATAGAATAGAACCTTTTTAAAGACACATAAAATGCTCAACACAGAAGAACTTAAAAAAGATATCAAGTCAGCCTTCAAAGCAGAACAAACCGAAGAGGAGGACTACGAGGCAAGCCTTGAGCGCATTGCCGAGAAGATCGCTCAGGCTGTAATAAAACAGATAAAACAAATTAAAATCACCTACACCCAAGGCTTAGCTTCACAAAGTGGGGGTGCGGTCAGTGGTGTATTCAATTATACCATAAGTTAAGATGAACACAGTGGATATATTTACAGCGCTCTTTGGGATGGGCTTTATTGGTACGGCTATCGGATGGATAGTGGAGCGCAAAAAGCGCAGTGCTGAAACTCAAACCATTGACATAGAGAACAGAGGCAGGCAGATACAGCAGTATAAGGATATGCTGGATGATTTGCCTGTGCGCTATGAAAAGAAGTTTAAAGAGTTTGAAGAGCTGTACAACCGAAAGATACAGCTCTTAGAGGATGAGATTGCAGTGCAAAAGCGGGTGATTGCCTCACTTAAAGCAGAGAACAGCGAACTGAGAAAAAAGATAAAAGGATATGCAGATAATAGTATTACATAATCAATCTCTATTAGATGCTTGCTTGCAACACACAGGCAGCCTTGAGGGGCTTTTTGATTTAGCACTGACAAACGCTCTAAGTCTTACTGATGAACTCAGTGCTGGGCAAAGCCTTCAGGTGCCTGATGGGATTGCTACTGACAGGGAGATATTGAGCTATTACACGGCTTGTGGATTGCAGCCTGCTACTGCCTTCACTGAGGAGGATAAGCAAATCCTCGATCGTAAAGAGGGTATTAGTATTTGGGCTATTAACCTTGATTTTATAGTGAGTTAGTGGTCAGGGAACAGAGGAGAGAAATAAGTATAAACTAAGAGCTAAGATATGGCAAAAGAGACAGAAAAGAAAGCGGCACGCATCTTATTTATAGAGCAGCATAAGGGCTCTGAGGAGATTGCAGTGCAGCTCAATGTAAATAAGCGCACGGTAGACCGCTGGATAAAGGAGGGGGAATGGAAGAGGATACGTGACGCAAAGACGAATGCGGGCAAGGAGCGCATCGAGCGTTTGCAGCAGGTGGCTGATTCGCTCACTGAGGAGCGCATCGAAATTATTGAACGTATTAAAGCCCTTGAACAGGAAAAGGACAGTGCGGATGACAGCTCGGAGGTTGCTAAGCAGCTGTACGATTTGCGCCGTCAGAGTGCGACTATTGACGATGCGATTGCGAAGTGGAATAAGCGCATTGAGAATGTGAACAGGGAAACGAAAATCACTCTTACGGTGTATATGGAGGTGATGGAAAGTGTTTTTGATGCTTTACGCAGCTTTGACCAAGGGCTTTATATGCAGACCCTTGACTTTCAGGAGGCACACTTACACGAGATAGCTACTAAGTTATGAAACAGATAGATAAAGTAAAGCAGGAGCGTTATCTTCAGAAGCTCGCCTTTGCGCGCTCTTCTGGGGCTCGCTTTGCTG